AAACCTATAACGGCTGGTCAAACTACGAAACTTGGAGAATTGCCCTTGAATTTTTTGATAGTTTTGAGGCAGAAGAAGGTCAATTTAAGGATATATCCGAATTAGCGGATTATATGAAAGACCTGGTAGAACAAGCAATTGATGAAAACGGGCAAAACATAGCGACCGATTATGCTCACGCTTTTGTTAGTGCGGTTAATTTTTACGAAATAGCGGAACACTCGTTTAAAATACAAGAAGCATGAAAAATACAGGCAATCATATCGTAGAATATTATCAAAAAAACAGGTTTTTGGGATACTCCGTTTATGAAGGAGTTCTTCCTCAAAGCGAGATTGGGTATTTAAGTAGGGGTAAAATGACCGAAGGGATTGTGCAATTTAAAAAGAAGTACATCGCAACTTTGGAAAACCCGATTATGTTCATGAAATACAACCAGCAGGGGCGATAACAGCCAATTAACAGCCGTGAGCAACCCTATCCCAAATAACAAGCCATTCCCCAAGGGAACCAGCGGCAACCCCAACGGTCGCCCCCGCAAGTTTGTTACCCTGCTGGCATCGCAGGGCTATACCCGCTCGGAAATCAACGACACCCTCCAAGCCATGATGTCCATGACGCTGGAGGAACTGGCCGAGGTTTACAAGGAACCCAAGGCCACTATTCTTGAAAAGACCGTTGCAGGAGCCATGAAGAAGTCGCTGGAGAAGGGGACGCTCTACTCGTTGGAAACCCTGCTCTCACGGGTCTATGGTCAGCCCAAGCAAGAGGTGGCCGCATCAGTAACCCCGCAGCCGATTTGGCAGGGCGTAAAGTTGCAAGTTGACACCGACAACGACCGCAGTCAAGATTAATGGATTCCGCAAGCGAGTCCGAATAGTACAAGGCGGCTCATCGGCGGGAAAAACATTTGCCATCTTGTCCCTGCTCTATTCCTTCGCAGCGGATGAGAAGCAAGGCCCGTTTGAGATTTCGGTTGTGTCCGAATCTATCCCGCACCTGCGGCGTGGTGCTTTGAAGGATTTTCTCAAAATGCTGCGTTCTACAGGACTTTACCAAGAGGAACTATACAACCGCACCCTGCTCCGATATGAGTTCCCCCACGGGTCTTATATTGAGTTTTTCAGCGCAGACCAAAGTGACAAAATGCGGGGGGCAAGGCGTGATGTCCTGTTCGTGAACGAGGCCAACAATATCGGATGGGAGGCATATCACCAACTCGCCATCCGTACACGGCAGGCCATCTACATTGACTACAATCCCGTGCAGGAGTTTTGGGCGCATACCGAAGTCATGCACGATAAGGATTCCGAGTTCCTGCTTGTAACCTACAAGGACAACGAAGCCCTTGATGCCTCCATCGTTCGGGAGATTGAGAAGGCCAAGGCCAAAGCCGAAACCTCCGCCTATTGGGCGAACTGGTGGAAGGTGTACGGCCTCGGTCAAGTCGGGACGCTCCAAGGGGCTATCTACGGGGACTATACGGTGGTTGAGGGTATAGACCCAAGCACGATGAAATTCGTCGCCTACGGCCTTGACTGGGGGTTCAGCAACGACCCTACAGCCTTGGTCGCCGTGTACCGCAGGGGTGATGACCTGTTCATCCACGAACTGCTCTACCATCGGGGCTTGACCAACTCCGACATTGCGGTGCGGTTAAAAGAGTTTGGCATCACAAGGGCGTGGGAGATTGTGGCCGATTCAGCAGAACCGAAGTCCATTGAAGAAATATACCGCCTCGGATTCAACATCAAGCCAGCAAGCAAGGGACCCGATTCGGTCAGGCAGGGGATTGACATCGTGAAGCGGTTCAACCTTCATGTCACAAAAGATTCCACAAACCTGATTAAGGAACTCCGCAGTTACACCTGGGCCACCGACAAGGACGGCAAGGACACGGGGGTCCCGATTGATTCCTACAACCACGCCTGCGATGCGCTCCGCTATGTGGCCCTCAACAAATTGGCCGTCAGTAACTCGGGGAAGTACTTGGTGGTGTAACTTTGGGGCATGAACCTCGAATCCATCATTGATTTGCTTTTGATTTTTGGCAGATTCTTCCTCTTATTGGTCTTGATTTTTGCAATCGGCTCCCTACTATGAAACTCATCCACTACTACCACATCTATTGCGGCGGAGGCGGCCAATGGCAACTCATCATGCACCAGCACATGATGGCACTTTGCAACTACGGCTTGATTGAACAACTGGACGAAATCCGTGTCGGTATCGTCGGTCCTCCCGACCAGCGGAAGGTGGTCAAGGAGATACTGGACAACTCGCTTGTGGCGGCAAAGATTAGAATAGTTGTGACCCGCACAAACGCATGGGAGCAAGCCACACTTACCGAGATGTACCGAGCGAGCCAAACCGAGGATGCGGCGTACCTGTACGCTCACACCAAGGGGTCTGCAAATCCTTCCCTTGTCGCTCAACTATGGGGGCGCAGCATGATATTCTTTACCATCGTGGCTTGGGAGAAAGCCCTTGCGGAACTGGAGAAAGTGGATGCGGTTGGATGCCATTGGCTCACCACCGAGCAGTTCCCCCAAATAGCGGACCACAACAACCCCGACGGCTATCCCTATTTTGGCGGTAACTTTTGGTGGGCCAAGTCAAGCCATGTGCGGGAATTAGGCGAACCGCTCCGAGAACACCGCTACCAGGGGGAACATTGGATTGGGAAGAAACCCAACACCGTTGTCTTTGACCCCAACCCTGGTTGGCCCGATCCAAGCAAATTTGTAATTACATTCTAACCATGTACGCACTACTTCCAACCGACCGACCCATCCAAGGCATTGAGATTGGATTATGGGAAGGGTTCAACGCAGTCCGACTGCTGACCAAATTCCCCAACCTACACCTTACGGGCATAGACCCGTTTGAAGGCTATGACGATTGGCACGGTCACATCCCTGCCGATTCCATGCACCAACGGGAAGGCATCACCATGCGGGCCTTGGAACCCTTTGCAGACCGATTCACACACATCAAGCGTTATTCGGATGCAGCGCTTGAACTGCTGCCCGACGGAGCCTTTGATTTTGTTTACATTGACGGGGACCATTCCCACAAATGGGCAAGCCACGACATCACGAACTACTGGACCAAGGTCAAGTCGGGAGGCATCCTCTGCGGCCATGACCGTTCCCTTTCGGGGGTGGCCCAAGCCCTTGTTGATTTCGGCCATGAGTTCACACCCACCGAGGAACCGCAGGGCGATTCTTGGTATATCGTAAAGCCATGAAACTACTTGCCAATATCGCCTACCACCACCATCCGAACAGGGTTGAGAACTTGACCAAGGTTATTGAGGCCATCAAGTCCTACCCTGTGCAGGCTGAAATCTTTGTGGACACCAACGACCCCCAAGCGGCCCACGAACTCGCACACCTTCCCGTCACCTTCCACGCCCACACGGCGATGGGACACCCTTGGGAACTGACGAGCAAGCACCGCCACAGGATTGCAGAGGTGTACCAGCACTTTGACTGGGTGGCCTACTTTGAGGACGACATGATGCTACCCAAGGAAGGGTTCGTCAACTTCACCAAGCAGTTTGACCCGATGTTCGAGGACAACCTGTACCCGTCCTTCACCCGCATTGAAACTTACCCCGACAGGGAAGGCGAATTTAGCCCCGACATTGCATTCAATCCTACCCCGAATATGTGGAAGGAGTGGAACGGGAAGACCTACGCAAGCCTCCCGTATTACATCAATTACCACGCTTTTTGGATGTTCAGCACCAAGCGGCTTGCCGAGGTGTTGAGCCGCAACCCGCAAGCGTTGCAGATGATACCGAATAACGGCCTCTATCGGGAATCCCTTGCATCCCTGCCGATTTGGTCCTTGGAACTAAAGCCGATGCTGGAGATGGACGAGAACGGCGAACTTGCGGACCATTGCAAGGTGTATCACTTGACCAACAACTATTCCAACCAAAGCAGGGACATCAAGGAAATCTTTAGACGATGAAACACGACCACATTTACGGCTGGTCCAGGCCCGAATTGCAAGGCCAACTCCTTCACTTCATCCTTGACACCTTACCTCCCAAGCCACGCATCGTCATGGCTGAAATCGGGGTCTATCTTGGCAGGGGTACGGCCATCTTTGACGAGGTGTTTGTAAGCAGGGGGCAGAACTACAAGTTGATAGCGGTGGACCACTTTGAGGGTTCGCCCGAACACAAGGCCAGCAACTTGGTCCCATCCTACGAAGCGTTTAAGCAAAACATCGCCCCGATAAGCGACAAAATCAAAGACCACAACTGCGATTCCATCGCTGCCTCCAAACTGTTCAAGCAGGGAGAATTTGACATCGTTTACATCGATGCGGCCCACGAATACGAACCCGTACTTGCGGACCTGGAGGCTTGGTTTCCGAAGGTCAAGCGTGGAGGGTTTATTTGCGGGGACGACTACACGGCGGGATGGCCAGGGGTTGTCAAGGCGGTGGGCGAATACTTTGGGGGACGGCATGGTGTTGTCCCAGGCACGCAGCAATGGTACTTCCAAAAATGAAACTCCAAGACCTGACCATTGACCAATTCCAACGCATCGCTGCGCTGGAGTTCAGCCCTGTGCTGACCGATTACGACAAGCGTGCAGGGGTCGTTGCGATAGTTGAGGGGGTGGATGTATCGCTCGTCCGAGAAATGCCCGCCAAGGGGCTAACCAAACGATATAAGACCATCATCGCAGAGTGGAACGAGTTACCCACCCTCGCTTACAGGAGGCGGTTCAAAGCGGGCGGCAAGTGGTGGATTCCGACGGTGTTCACGGACGAGTTGACCGCTGGCCAACTGATAGACCTGATGGACACCGACACGACGGACGAGAAGAAGTTGGTCCAAAACCTTCACCGCATCATGGCTACCCTTTGCAGGGAGGGCGGGTTCCTCGGTTACTTCCCGAAGAAATACGACGGGGCATCCCACCAAGAGCGGGCCGAACTGCTCAAAGCACACGCCAAAATTGGCGATGTTTGGGGGGTGGTCAGTTTTTTTTTGCTAAGTTCCGAAAGTTACTTGAAAGTTTTGAGCGACTATTCCAAGCACCTGACGAAGGGGATGCAGGGCCAGTAACCAACCCGCTTGCTGGCTACGGTTGGCTGATGGTGGTATGGCGGATGGCGAACAAGGATGTGCTGAAATTTGAGGCCATCTTTGCGATGAAGGCGGTGGAGTTCCTGAACTATGCGCTACTCATACACGACATCTTGGAGGCAGAGAGGATGGAAGCGGAGCGGATGCGGCGCAAGTAGGACACTTTGCTGGGCGGGTTACATTTACCACCATGGAGTTTGATGTATTCGTCGGAGGGTCAGGGAAGAAACTGACCGATTTGCAGAAGGAGGCGTTGGCCGATTTCGGTGTGAGCCTTGCAGACGGAGCGATTGAAAACAAGTCCTACGCATTGGTCACCAAATGGCTGGAGGGAGTGGTCAGGCTCGCCAAGCAGAACCTCGCAAACGCCAACGCCATTGCCAGCAACTCCCTTGCGCAGAGCATAACCGTTGAACCCATCACGCTAACCGATTCGTCCTTTGTCGTGGCTATCAAGGCCAACGACTACTGGAAGTTCGTGGACCTCGGTGTCAAGGGAACGCAGAAGAGCAACCGTGCGCCAAATAGCCCGTTCCGATTCAAGGGCAACCCGATCCCGATCCGACCGATCCAAGAGTGGATCGCATTCAAGGGGATCCCGTTGCAGGGCCGTGACAAGCAGGCCGCCAACCGTTCCTTCGCCATCAATATCGCCCGCAAAATCAGCAGGGAAGGCTTACGGGCCACCAACTTCATGTCCAACGCAGCCACCAAGGAAATGGTGGATGTGCTAACCGTAAACATTGCCGAAGTCCTCGGCAAATCCATCAGCGTCGCAACCGTCCGATAATTTATGGCCATATCAGTCCTTTCGGGTTCGCCTCAAACGGCAACCCCTGTTTACAACAAAATGATTTTCAAGGTCAGCGGCTCGCTGACGAGTGCGACCAATTACCGCTATGTCTGCGATGTCAAGAATGGAGCAGGCACGACCACGCTTGCACGGCTCAAATGCGACAAACTACCGACCACCAATTACGGGTTCTTTGATGTCAGCAGGGTCGTGGAAACCTTGATGGCTCCAACCGTACCAACGCTTGCCCAGGTTGGCTTTGCAGACCATGCGGGGTTTTATTCGGGGTATCGGCTCACCTTTATGGAGGAATACGGAAGCACCCCTGTAGTGCAGACGGGAACGACCACCAATGTCAGCGGGGTACTTGCCTTTGCGGGGAACCTGGAGCAGTTGGAGTTGGCCGATTGGAGTGGTGGCACTTACTTCCCGCCTGCGCCATTGACCGCAAACACGGGCAAGTCACTTACGACCACGCAGGACGGCACAAGTGTCAGTAATGCGATTGCTGTGGTTTACGCTGAATCCTACGCTTACCTGTGCTACGGCAAAGGCTCCGCAAACACGACCAACGCCGTAAGGGTCCGATACAGGGACGCAAGTAACACGATTACAAGGGAGTTCTTTGTAAGCGAAGGGGCGGCAAGCGGAAGTAGCATCGTCCGCTTTGGTTCGGGTCCGATGAACCTCAACGCCTTGACTTCGGCCCAATGTTCGGACGGATTGGCGGGGTCTGCAAGTTTCCCGATTTTGGAAGGTGCGGGCTACTCCATTGAACCCATTGACACGCTCAATACGGGATTCCCTTACTTCGCCGTGTACTATCGCCTTGGCCCTTGCGAACGATTCAACTCTATTCCCGTTCACTTCATCAACAAGTACGGCGGGATTGATTCCTACACCTTCACGATGAAGAACCGCAAGCGGGCAAATGTAGAGCGGGAGGTTTATGGCTACAACTCGGATGTGTACGCAACGACAACCTACAACAAGGTTTGGGCGGGGTCCTTTGACTATGTGTACGCCTTGAATTCCGACTGGCTTACCGATGCTGAAAGCGAGTGGCTCATTGAGATGGTCCGAAGCGGGCAGGTATGGTTGGAACTTGACGGACA